TGAGAAGCGGATGCACTTCACGCACTATGTCTACATCCCCGGATTTGGGTTCTACGGCTTTGGGCTTATTCACTTGGTCGGCGGCTTTGCAAAAAGTGCGACATCTATCCTTCGACAACTCGTTGACGCAGGTACTCTTTCAAACCTACCCGGGGGGTTTAAGTCCAAAGACCTACGTGTAAAGGGAGACGACACCCCTATCGCCCCCGGCGAGTGGCGAGATGTCGATGTGACGGGCATGACGATCAAGGATTCGATTGTCCCACTGCCCTATAAGGAGCCTAGCCGTACCCTGTATGAGTTATTGAACACAATCGTGACTGAGGGCCGCAAGTTTGCGTCCGTGGCAGACCTAAAGGTTGGGGATATGTCCAACCAAGCCCCGGTTGGCACGACTCTTGCAATCCTTGAGAGAACCCTAAAGGTCATGAGCGCTGTTCAGGCCCGGGTTCATTCGGCAATGAAGCATGAGTTTAAACTCATCTCAGGGATTGTTCGTGACTACACCCCGGAAGTCTATGACTACGAGGTAGAAAACGCCCCCCAACGGGCAAAGCAGTCGGACTACGACATGGTGGAGATCATCCCCGTGTCCGATCCGAACGCTTCGACGATGGCACAGCGGGTTGTTCAGTACCAAGCCGCCCTGCAATTGGCCTCTTCAGCCCCAAATATCTACGATCTGCCCCAACTCCACCGGCAAATGCTGGAAGTTTTGGGAATTAAGAACGTTCAGAAGATTGTTCCGCTTGAGGAAGACCAAAAACCAGAGGATCCAATCTCAGAAAACATGGCTGTAATGACCGGAAAGCCAGTAAAAGCCTTCCTTTATCAGGATCACGAGGCACATATTAGGGTTCATACTAATGCCGCCCAAGATCCCAAGATTCAGAAGATTATTGGTCAAAGTCCCAACGCTGGCGCAATACAGGGCGCATTAATGGCCCACATTGCCGAGCACGTGGCCTTCCAGTACCGGGTTGAGATTGAAAAAATGCTTGGTGTACCCCTGCCCCCAGAGGACGAGCGCCTTCCAGAGGATGTCGAGGTCGAACTCTCCCGTGCGGTTGCGGCGGCAAGCGACAAACTGCTCCAAAAGGATCAGGCAGAAGCCCAAGCCCAACAGACTCAGGCACTCCAGCAAGATCCGGTTGTGCAGATGCAACAAAGAGAACTCGCTATCAAAGAAGCCGATGCCCAGAGAAAGGCCATCAAGGATCAGGTCGATGCAACTCTCAAAGAAAGAGACATCATGCTTCGGGACGAGCGGGAGCGTATGCGGATTGAGTCTCAAGAACAGATTGCCGGTGCCCAGATTGGGGCCAAGGCAGCAGAGGCTTCCATCCGAGAAGAGATCGAAGGAGCAAAAATAGGAGAAAGAATTGGGGCTAAGAGAGTATCTGGTCAGTGAGATCAAGAAAGAACAAGAGGCGTTGAAGGAGCGGTTGGCCTTCAACCCTGTTGAGGACTTCCTTACCTATAAGGAGACGGTAGGGGAGATACGTGGACTACAAAGAGTCGTAAGACTAATAGAGGATTTGCCAGATGAGTGATGCGTTTAAACTGCCTGAACCAAAGGGCTACAAAATCCTGATTGCCATTCCTAAAAGGGATGAGACTTTCAAGGGAACTCAGATTGTCCTGCCAGAGGACTCAAGAAGGAAGGAGGAAACGGCTTCCATCGTAGGTTTGGTAGTAAAGATGGGGACGCTCGCCTTTAAAGATGAAGACAAATTCCCAGACGGGCCTTGGTGCCAAGAGGGGGACTTCATCATGATGAGGGCATATTCCGGCACTCGATTCAAAGTCAGTACTCCTGACGGAGAGCAAGAGTTCCGCCTAATCAATGACGACACAGTTGAGGCCGTCGTTGCCGATCCACGGGTAGTTACCCGCATTTAAGGAGTTAGAAATGGCTGAAGAGCAGCAGATGGAGATAGAAGTAGAAGCACCAGAGATTGAGATTATTGACGATACCCCTGAATATGATAGGGATAAAAAACCATCAAAAGGTGAAGTCGATGTCTCCGATGACGAAATTTCCCAGTATTCGGAAAACGTCCAAAAGAGGATTAAGGATCTGCGCCGTGCTTACCATGACGAGCGTCGGGTCAAGGATCAAGCCATACGGGAACAGCAAGAGGCTATTGCTTACGCAAAATCCATAGCCCAAAAGAATCAAGAGTTACAAGAAAGGCTTTCCCGGGGCGAAAAGTATTTAGTGGAGACCAGCAAAGCCAAGAACGAGGCCATGCTCTCCCAAGCCGAGCGGGAGTACAAAGAAGCCTACGAGGCAGGGGACTCAGAGAAGTTGGTCGCCGCCCAAAGGAAAATGTCTGAAATCGTTGTAGAGAAGAGGGAGGTAGAAAATTATCGCCCAGCCCCTTTACAAACTGAAAATTATCAGGTAGAACAGCAAATACCGAGGGTTGTCCCTGATGATCGCACCCGTCAGTGGGTTTCTCAAAACGAATGGTTTGAGAGCGACCCGGTAATGAGAGGTGCTGCCTTTGGTATCCATGACGAACTCGTCAAGTCAGGATACGTCGCAGGATCTGACGCCTATTTCGAGCAAGTAGATGCTCGCATTCGGGATAACTTCCCGCATAAATTCAGGGTAAACAAACCTGCCGCAAACGTTGTTGCTCCTGCCTCTAGAAGCACATCGGGATCTAAAAAGATCACCCTGACCAAGACTCAAGTCGCAATTGCAAAGCGTCTTGGGGTTCCTCTAGAGAAATATGCCGAACAGGTTGCAAAGGAGATAAACAATGTCTGATCGTACACCCCGTGACTTAGAGACACGCTCGAACACAGAAAGAAAGAAAACTTGGTCTCCGCCGTCGTTGCTTCCAAATCCAAAAAAGGAAGATGGAATGGCTTATCGATGGGTCAGGAAATCGGTTTTGGGTCAAATTGATGACCGAAATATGGTTTCAAAACAAGATGAGGGATGGGTTCCAATTAAACGGGAAGATCACCCTGAACTCCAGCACTCGGGTAAAACCAGTGGTCTTGTTGAAATGGGCGGATTGGTGCTCTCCAAAATGCCGTCTGACATGGTTGGACAACGGAATGAATATTACCGTAAGAAAACCGATGATCAGACTGCGGCTGTTGACGCTAATCTGATGAGAGAAAATGATCCTCGGATGCCCCTGTTTAGTGAGCGTAAATCGACCACTACCAGAGGTAAAAGAGATTAACTTAGGGGTTTAATATGGCTTATCCAACCGTATCTGCTCCGTATGGCCTGAAGCCGATCAATTTAATTGGCGGTCAGGTTTTTGCGGGGTCAACTCGCCTAATGCAAATTGCAACGACGAATAACGTCGGCTATGCAACGAACATTTTTTATGGCGATTTAGTAAAGCGTGTGGCTGATGGAACGATTGAAAAGGACACAGGAACCACCACGGCAACACCCAATGGCGTGTTTCTGGGCTGTACCTTTACCAATGCTTCTACCGGTCAAGTTCAGATTCAACAGTTTTACCCTGCTAGTCAGGCAGTAGCGGCAGGCACTAAGATTTTTGCCTATGTTGCTGATGATCCTGACACGTTGTTTCAAGTGGTTTCTTGTTCCTCTGGCACTACTGTTGCCGCAATGGGCATTTCTGCCATTGGTAACAACATTGCATTAATTCAAAACGCTGGGTCTACCATTACTGGTAACTCTGCTGTGGCGATTGATGAAGGAACTCAAAACACCACAAATACTCTACCCATCCGTATTATTGATGTGGTCAGAGAGACAGCAACCGGCGCTGACGCATTCGTCGAGTTTATCGTTAAGATAAATATCGGGACGCATCAGTACACCAACTCAACTGGCGTATAAGGAGCGACTAAATGGCTATTTCTCGTGCCCAACTACTGAAAGAGTTGCTCCCGGGCTTAAACGCTTTGTTTGGCTTGGAGTACAACAAGTACGGTGAAGAACACAAAGAGATCTTTGAAACTGAGACCTCTGAGCGTTCTTTTGAAGAAGAAACAAAACTGTCGGGCTTTTCTGCTGCGCCGGTCAAAAACGAAGGCTCTGCCATCGCTTATGACAACGCACAGGAAGCGTTTTCTGCCCGATACAACCACGAAACCATTGCACTAGGGTTTTCCCTGACTGAAGAGGCAATTGAGGACAACCTCTATGACTCACTCAGCGCTCGGTACACCAAGGCTTTGGCTCGTGCTATGGCTTACACCAAGCAAGTTAAGGCTGCAAACGTTCTGAACAATGGCTTCAACAGCGCCTTCCCCGGCGGTGATGGAGTTGAACTGTTCTCAACTGCACACCCCTTGGTTTCTGGTGGTACGAACTCCAACGAGCCTTCCACCCCTGCTGACCTGAATGAGACCTCCCTTGAGGCGGCTGTTATTCAGATCGCTGCATGGACGGATGAGCGTGGTTTGCTGATTGCCGCAAAACCACGTAAGTTGATTGTTCCTCCCAGCCTGATGTTTATTGCAACCCGCCTCTTGGAGACTGAACTCCGTGTTGGTACGGCTGATAACGACATCAACGCTCTGAAGAACAACGGTTCTATCCCAGAGGGTTACTCTGTTAACCACTATCTAACGGATGCCGATGCTTGGTTCTTGTGCACAGACGTACCTAACGGTCTGAAGCACTTCGTTCGTATGCCGATGGCAACATCGATGGACGGAGACTTCGACACGGGTAACGTCCGTTACAAGGCTCGTGAGCGTTATTCGTTTGGCTTCTCAGATCCATTAGGAGTTTTTGGATCGCCCGGAGCGTAATGAAAAAAGGGGGCCTAAAAACCCCCTTTTTTTGTTTAAACAGTTTAATATTTAGGTACTAGGAATTTTTACCGGCACAGACTGACCTAGCAGACTTTGTAGAGACTGCGCCGGGATGTGCTACAACACGAAAGGTCTATCATGGCACGTACTACTTTTTCAGGCCCAGTTCGGGCTGGTTATCAAGGCGGAGATGCAAGCGCACAACAGCCCTTAACTCCCACCACTATTAATACTGGTACTGTAATTCCAGTTGATGAAGGCACTGCCGCTTCGGGCTTTTATGCCCGGGTTATGCCAACCACAGGTTTTGGTTCAAGCGATTATGCAACCCCCGGCGAGGCTTTCTCTGTATTCGGACGTGTCCAGTGTGGCGCTCCTTTCTCTGTTGCTCCCTCCACTACTTTTAACCACATGGCTGGTACTGTGGGTGAGTTTGCAGTTATTGGTACATATGCTAACAACGGCCTAATGGCTGGTGTAATGGGCACTATTAATACCAACACTTTGTCTGGTGATGCCGCTGTTATGGCGTTCATGGATGGCGATTCTGGTTTAACTACCGCTCGTTGCGCTTTTGGTGTTGCAATGGCTCAAACTACCGCTGGTTCAGGTTTTGAATACGGTCTTGACCTAAAGATGCAAGATCCTGTTGCTGATGGTGGTGGCCCCTCCAGCATTACTCCTTACCAAAAAGCCAATATCCGTATGGAGGATGACGTTGTAGTCATGGTTGACGCAGGTGCTCCAGTTAACGGTACCACAGGTGACAACTTTGCTGGTACGGGTTCTCTGTATGTTGATTCAACCGCTGGTAAGTTGTATATCAACACCGGTGCTATCGCCAGCCCAACTTGGGTTGTTGTCGGTACTCAAACCTAATGCTGACTCATAAAGACCCAGAGGTTCAGGCAATGCTTGAACTTCTGGAATCACAAAGAGATTACGCTATGGGTCTAGTGGCTGTTCAAACAAAGCAAATTTTGGAATTAAAAACCAAACTTGCTAAGTTAGAAACCACAGATACGGAGAATTAAATGGCAATGCAATATGACGTAAAGTCAGTCCACAACACAGTGTCAGGTGTGGCGGTTGGGTATAGAACTCGCCTCAAAGGTGTGCTTATATCTCCGTCTACCGCAGTAACTTTTAACACGGCTTTTTGTAATAACGTAAGCCAGTCTGGAACTTATAACATTCCGGGTTCTACAACCTGTACCGTTACCATTGCTAATCATGGATTAACAACTGGGGATAGAGTTTATTTGGACTTTACCTCTGGTTCGGCTCAGGACGAGCCTTACACAGTTACTGTTACCAGCCCCAGCGCATTTACTGTAACTACAGCAAGTTTAAATACCAGCGGGAACGTGACAATGTACCCAGAAATCTTGGCTGAGTTTGACTGCTCTAACGGAACGGCGTTTTATACGCTAATCCCCGGAGAAGGCATTCTTGCTCAAGATGGTATCTTTGTTGGCATTCCAAGCGCATCAATAACTACTACGCTTTTTTACGGTTAACATGGCACAGCAATATGACGTTAAAACCTATCATGCTAGTGCATCTGGTACGGCTGTTAATTACCGTACCCGGTTAAAGCAGATAATTTTATCTCCCGCAACTGTGTCTTTACGCAATTTTGCTGTTGCTGATCCAACTGTTTTTAAGTCTGGAACTTGGAGTCGCACCGGAACAACGGTCACGGTTACGATTAATGGCAATGGATTGACTAACGGTCAAAGAGTATTTTTAGATATAGCGCCGGGTACCACAATGCGTGATGGGGTGTATGAGGTTTCTAACGTAACTACCAATACGTTCACGGTTACTTCAGTTACATCTGGGGTAGCCACTGGAACGGTTACGATGTACACAAGTATTCTTGCTGAATTTGATACATATCAAACGGTAAGTATTCCAATCAAGATACCGGGAGAAGGGATTCTCTGTGAAAACGGTATTTATATTGGCATGGGGCCAAGTGTTACTTCAACCATAGTTTACGGATAATTTATGGCTAAGGATATGGGGATCAAAACCTCTGTTAAGTCAGGCAATTTCCGCCCGACTAAGCAAGGCGCAGGAATGACCGAAAAGGGTGTCAAGGCATATCGCCGTGCTAACCCCGGGTCAAAACTCAAGACTGCGGTTACAGAAGATAAACCAACCGGAGAAAGGGCGACACGACGCAAGTCATTCTGCGCTCGTTCTTTGGGTCAAATGAAAAAGTTTCCTAAGGCGGCAAAAGATCCGAACAGTCGTTTGAGGCAGGCCCGGAAAAGGTGGAAATGCTAATGGAAATGATGCTTTGGAATACGTTGTTGACAGCGCTGATAGGTGTTTTAGCCTACATAGGCCATGAGAAGATATCTGAGTTACAGCGTTTAAACATTTTGATTAACCGAACCAGAGAAGAGGTGGCCCGTGATAACGTCACTCAAGCAGAAATGGACAAGTTTGTTGAACACATTGACCAACGCTTTAACAAACTTGAAGCAAAAATTGATCTCCTTATGCAAAAGGGGTAAATGATGGGCAAAAATACTAAACGTGATTCGCTTATGGATCGTCACGAAGAGGCGGCACAAAAAGCGGCTAAAGGTGAAATAACTAGCGATTATTTGCGTTTGCAATCTTATGCGCCATCCTATCAAGGTAAAAGAGATACATATGAAAATACTTTGAAAGCCTTGCAAGAAGCAGATACTGATTTAATGCGTGAAGAAAAAAAGGCTGCTCGTGCTAAAGGTATGAAATCTGGTTCAGATAGGCTCGATTACGAATTTTTAAAACATTTAGAGCGAACTTACCCGTCCGATATAGGCGTCAACAACCTGTTATCAAAGCCTTCATTTAAAAAAGGCGGTAAGGTAAAGTCTGCCGCAGCCCGGGCTGATGGTTGTGCCAAGCGTGGAAAAACTCGTGGAAAGATGGTGTAAAAATGGAATTAAAAGATCTTGCTAATTACTCTTTTAGTCCCGCTATACCGGGTACTCGTTCTTTAAAGAAGGACGAGGAAGAAGAAAAACGCCGAATGGCAGAAGAAGCCGCCGCTATGGCAGCGGCTCAAATGGATGCGACTCAAGGGCCAATCAAAAGGGGACTTACGGCTGGCTTGGGAATGAAAAAAGGCGGTAAGGTTAAGAAAATGGCTAAAGGAGGCTCGGTT